TTACCCGCCGTGTAGCCCTAGCCAAAGCCTGTGCCGTGTTAGACTTTTGTTTGGATAACCTTGACACCTACGGAGGTACCGAGAACGCCCTATATAAGGACTTGAGCCCCATTCTTAGCAAAATGGAACTCCAATATATACCGCATAACTACCAACGCCTCAAAGAAAAAGTGGAAATACTCCGCACTACCGACCATTGTATTGTAGATCTTATAGACCTACCCCGTACGGGCAATAAAAATGCTGAACAATACACCGACCAAGAGGTATTCAGCTGGGTAATGCAACTCCGCGCAATGGGGCTCAACAATAGCAACGAGTTCATTATTCGTTATGTATGGGAGTTATGCGAGCGATTTGGTAAGGAAAAACCCTCACGCCGTTGGTTTGGACAAAATATCTTTGAACTGCCCAAAACCAAGTATCTCACCGCTGAAAAACGCTTCGGCTATGGCTCTCGCAAAGCACAGATGTACAGTGGTTACATACCCTTTAAAAATGCTGTTTGTGCAGGCGACTGTTGGGAGATAGATGCCAGCCGTGTGAACCTCATTGCGCATCAAACAGTTGATGAGAAAGGTAACAAAGCGGAACGCTTCCTATTTGCTATAGTAGTACGCGATGTACACAGTGGCGACATCTTAGGCTATGACATCGCTTATGCCGAGAACAAACAAGCCTATATGCGTGCCCTCCGTATGGCAGTAGAATATACAGGCTACCTGCCCTATAGTCTTACTGCCGACCGCTTTCCTGGTCATAATACCGAAGAGATAAAAGAACTCTTCGCCCGCCTCGAAGCCTTAGGTGTACAACTGAATATCACCCACGAACCCAACGGCAAAGCAAAAGTAGAACGCTGGTTTGGTACGTTCCAAAGTGTAACCCTTATGGGTAACAAATATTACTATGGAGAAGGCGTTCAATCTCGCAGACTTTCAGCACACCGAAGCGCAGAGTTCTTAGCCGAAGTAAAAAAAGAAGCTAAAACAGAAGGTTTCGACTACCTAAAAGCCTATAACGAAATTGAAAACCTTATTGAGGGCTGGCGCAATACCCCTTATTGCACCTACTCGCGCAAATACGCTAATATTACCGAAACACCTAAAGAACTACACGAGAAAGCAATGAAAAACAACGTGATTGATGTAAATCCAGCACGTATCTCAATGCTTTTCCATCGCAAAAAAGAAATAACTCTTAAAAACAACGGACTCATACGCACCGAAATAGATAAAGTAGAGTTCTATTACCAGCTATCCGTTGATGATTTTGACATCATAGCTAACTATACAGGCAAAAAAGTAGTAATGACCTTTGATGTACTCAGTTCCAATACTGTGTATCTATGGAAAGCTCACGGTAACCTATTAGTGCCCCTTTGCGAGGCGCAACTCTTTGAGCAAATACAACGCCACGGTCCTACAGCCGAGCTCGGCAGGCTATCCGAAGCCCGCGCCCGTGAAAATGAATTGCAACGCCGTAAAGAAGCGGAACTACAACGTCTTACCGCTCTTGCTGATGAAAACCTACTAATGGGTGCGTATAGCGAAAAACAAGCTTATAACGCAACAGAGGAAGCTTTTCTAAAAAGCCAAGAAAGCAACCATATAGCAAAGGGAGCTGAACCTCTTAAAAAAGCCGTAGGAAGTGAATATTTTACCGAAGAATTAGACGCTTCTAACCTCACACGATTACAATTTTAACTGATTTATAAACCTGTAAGTGGTAAAAGGTCTTACCTCTTATCTCTTACCCTTTAACTAAAAGAAGATGACTGATTTACAAAAAGAACAAATCTTACAAGCTATTAAAGACGAAGTAAGTCGTCTCGGTAGTCAAAACAAAGTAGCTACTAAATGTGAAGTAAGCTCTGCAACTATCTCCCAAATGCTCAACCACAACTGGGAGCTCATCAAAGCCGAACTATGGCAAAAAGTAGCTCAAGCTCTTGACATCAACACCACAGAGCAGTGGCAAATAACCGAAACTACCAACTACCGAATGGTATTCAGCGTGCTATCCGATGCCAAAAACGCCTCCCTCTTTATTCCCATAAGTCATAAAGCAGGAAGCGGCAAAACCACAGCCCTCACCACATTTGCCAACCTATACGCAGGCAGTAACGTATTCTACATCCAAGCACGCGAGTGGGCACGCCGAGAGTTTCTTGTAGAACTCTGCAAAGTGTTAGGTATCAAGCAGGACAGTGGCTACACTACCGTCGATGTATTAGGACAAAAAGTAATACAATTCTTTGCCCAACGCACAGGCAAACACCCCCTACTTATAGTTGATGAAGCCGACAAGCTCAAACCCTCTGCTCTCCGCTGGTTCATCACCTTGTACAACGAAATGGAAGACAAAATGGGCGTAGTGATTAGTGGTACTGATAACCTCGAAAAAACTATTAAAGCAGGCGTAAAATACAACAAACTCGGATTTGACGAACTCGACGACCGCTTCGGGCGCAAGTTTATACACCTTATAGGTGCTACCTTTAAAGACTTTAAAAGTATCTGCGAGAGCAATGGACTCAAAGACAGAAACCTCCCCCCAACCAGTACCGACAAAAGTAAAACTCTCTTTGAACGCCTCTTCAAAGAATGCGAACCCACAGTAGCAACCATCGGGGGCGACTCTATCAAAGTAGTTGAGAGCTTCCGCCGTATCAAACGAGTAATCAAACGCGAGCTTTTAGCCAGCTAACTAACAACTAAAGACTAATAACTAAATACTAAATAAAATGACAGTAGATTTAACAACACTCAGCCCTGAAGAACGTGCTACCCTAATCAAACAAGCACAAGAATTAGAAAAAAAAGAACGCGAGCAAAAGCGTGAAGCCTACGAAGCAATGAAAGCCGATGCCGTAGTAAGCCTTCTCACCATTGCTAAAGACATCAGCACCCAGCTCAAAGACTTCAAAGCACACGCCTTTGAAACTATGGAAACCCTTGGCGACCTGCTTAAAGAGTACAGCGGTCGTTTTGCTGAAGGTAAAGGCAACTTCAAAATAGAATTTCAAAACTTCAAAGTGGAGTACAACAAGCAAGGAAAAGGTTCGTATGATGAACGCTCCACCGAAGCCGAAAAATACATCTTTGATTTCATTGAAAGCCGTTACCAAGGCGACAAAGCCACTAAGGAGTTCATCCTATCCCTCTTAGAACGCAAAAAAGGCGAGCTTGATCACGACAACATTCAGAAGCTCTATCAATACGAACACACCTTCGCCGATGAGAATTTCACCCGCGCCTGCGAGCTATTCCGCGAAAGCTATCAGTACAACCATTCAAAGGACTATATCCGCTTCTACGAACGCGACTCACGCGGGCAATGGAAAAACATCCTGCTACAATTTTCGGCTATCTAAGTGCTGATACCCGCACAGGCAGGCATTAGGGTTCGAGCCCCTAAGCGGGACAAAAGCCCAAAGAGTCCCTACCCACGAGGTAGGGCTCAAAAAGGCACAAACCTTAAAATAATTACAATATGCAAACAGATGATATGATAATAACCCTACGCCAAAAACTAAGCCCTAAAGCCTTAGAACAAGCCGTATGGCTCGAAACACACCGCACCTGTCAGCTCTTAGAAGCTACCGATGAGGAACTAAATGCCCTATATCAGCGTTTTTGCTTCACACCCAACTACCAAGCTATCGCTACCGATTTGCTGAACGAAACCGAAGTAAAACGACTGCGCTCCATCATCCTTGCCGATGCACAAGCAATGGGCATACTAAAGCAAAACAACTGGGCTCTCTTCAATAAGTTTATGAAAGAACGAAGCCCCTTAAAAAAGTTCCTCCGCGACTACACCTTAGACGAACTTCCTGAATTAGTACGCCAATTCAAAAGTATGCGCACCAAGTTTGAAAAAGCCGCTCTAAAAGTAGGAAGCAAGCAATGGCACTTCTTTTTCGGAATACCCGAACCTTCAATGAACTAAAAAGAAAAATCCCGCCTACTGAAAGCAGACAGGACTTTTGCCAATACCAACCGCAAAAGTAATAAATTTTCAGTTATGGCATACAATAAAATCAATCTTTTAACAAAAATTATAGAGATACAACAGCTTACCCTGCACTTGTATCACAAAGTAGGGCTCACTTATAAGGAAATATTTTGGCAGCACATACACCCAAAATACCATATATGCTATCGTACCTTTCACACCTACTTAGGCACACCCGCAAAACGAGAACTAAAACAACTGCAAAGCAATGAAAAGAATTAGAAAATTAACAAATTGGCTCATTAGCAAATTGAAAAGTTGCCCCCACAAGCATACCGAACGCCGAATCCTTGCCCATTATGTTACAGTAGAAGTAACCGCCTTATTTTGCACTGAATGTGGCAAGCAATTAACAAAAGAGCAATGGGAAGCCTAAAATCAAGCAAATTACTAAAAAACAATTACAATATGAACGACAAAGTAAAAGAAAAAATTGCAAAAGTCTACGAACTCGTAAAACGAGGCGTAGCAGGAGAGCAGCGATCAGCTGAAAAGTTGCTCAGAAAACTACTCAAAAAGTACAACATAACAGAAGACGAGCTTAATAACTTGGACGAAAAAGAGTATTACTTTAAGTACGCCTCCGAATTAGATAAATGGTTGTTTGTACAACTAATTGACTACTTCTTTAAGGATAAAAAGTACCAAGCTTATCGCATTACAGGAAGTAATGTAAAAGAAATAGCAATCAAAATGCCCTACTTAGATTGGGTAATGTTAGATAGTGCCTACGGCTATTTCAAACCCCACCTAAACCAACAATGGCGCAAACACGGCTTACCAGTAGTTAATCTTTGTCGAACTACAAAAACTAAAAACAAACGCCGCGAACAAATGCAAGAAGCATTTTTCAAGTTGTATGTAGTTCGTTCAGGCATCTATCATCCTGAACAAAAAACCTCCCGCCCTCTTACCGAAGAGGAAATAACAAGATACTCTATCCTTTATGGAGTCGAAGGAGGCAAATACACCCAACAAGTAACTACAGGACTATATTTAGAATGACCCTTTAAACACCATTTAAAATGAAAGAAACACCTACACACTATTATTGCCATTTAGTCGGTGGCATACAAACCAAGAACAAGTTGCAAGGGCAATTCTCTTGTTTTCTCAGAGAAATGGATGGTGAACTGTACCAAGCAAAGGAGTTAAGCAAAATAAAAGAATACATCATTGAAAAAGCCAAAGAACTCAATGAAGAGTTCCCCCGATGCAAACCTCTTAATATCTCCTTTGCACAATACTCAGAAAAAGATAAACATCACCTATGCGGATTTGAGTTTAGCAATTTTATCCTTATGCCCGCTTACTTAATTAAAATATAAAAAAAATGACCTACACTGTAACCATACACCGTACCCATACCCTCCTAAAGCTCACCTATAAGAAAGGTGAGCTTTGCAAAATAGAAATCAAAAGAGGAGGGCTCAACAGTCAGCAATACCAACAACTCGGAGCTATCCTACCCCCACAAGAGGAAGATATACAACGCTACCAAGAGCAATGGAATGGCAGTGTATCCTACCGTGAGGATGAGCCCGAACCTTTAAGTCTTTATGGGAAGTTCTTAGACGAGTGGTTTGGCTTCTACAATCGTCTATACGGTTTTCCTCCCAAGTTCACTGGAGCCGACGGCAAAGCCCTCAAGCAAATCGTTAGCTACCTGCAACAAGTATCAGCCAACGACACTGAAGCCCTTGCCACGTGGCAGTATCTACTTGGCAATTGGCAAAAGATGGACGAGTTTCACCAACGAAACACCGATTTAAAATACATCAATTCACAACTCAACAAAATATTACAAAATGCAAAACGAGGTAACAGTAGTGCAAAACAAACTTACAGCACTGATTTCAAACGAGAAATTCTTGAAGGTATATTCACCAGCTAACTGTATGAAGTATAGCTACAAGCTCAAAACCATAGCTGAAGCTATCGACCTGCCAACGCCTTCCATTAGTGCCATAAGGCGAGACTATGGGGCAACCGCTTGCGAGAGCTTTGTAATGCTATGGCTTGTCTATCTCAACGAAATGCTTAACCTCTCCCGCCCTATGAGTGAAGAACAAATAAGGCTTTGTAGTAGCCAAATAATGAACGATTACGGCTACTTAAAGCTCACTGAAATATCCTTTATATTCAAACGCGTATTATCGGGCGAATACGGCGAATTTTACGAACGTCTTGGTATTGATAAAGTGCTTAGTTTCTTTCGCCAATACGACCAAGAACGTTTCACCTTTATAGATGAACAACGACAGCGTGAACACTCTGAGTTTCGCTATCAAGAGCAGGCTAATGAAACCCCAATGGAAGATTTTAAACGCCATTTAAAGAAAGCACAACGTTTATTTTGATTTTACAAATAAACATCTTAACTTTGCCGAAAAATAAATGATGTATGAAAAATATAGCTTTAATATTAGTAACTGTATTATTCTCGGCTTGCACTAATACTCCTAAAATCTCTACTAAGGAGATTGTACAAGAGTTTAGTAAGTCTTCTAAAGAAGAGCTCATAGCTAAATATGGTGAACCTAAGAATTATAAATGGGAAATAAATGGTATTAACATCTCCAAAACAGAGTTTGAAAATATTAGCAACACCTCTTTCGAACCTATCTATCTTACACCTAACAAGTTCAATGAAGAAATAGGTTTTGAGGGTACTGTTCAAAGAGGAAGCTCTAAGGTTTATTCTATTAAATTAGAAGGAAAATCAGAAGCTGTTTACAACTCCGAAACAAACACTTTAAGAGTATCATTAGAAAAATGAAAAAGTTATTTTACATAGCACTATTAACACTGCCTTTAGTTGGAAGTGCTCAAAGCTACAATGAGCCTTTTAGAAAAAGAGGTGAGGTTTTTAAGGTATATGCTGGTTCAGAAAACAAAAAGGAAGATGATTCAGGGCTTATAGTAGTAACTCGTGAAACAAACCGATTTGTGTATGAAGACGATGCCATACCCGATGCCTATAAGAAAATGACAGAGAAGTTTATGCGCAGCATTCTTACAGATGATAAGTACAAAAAGAGTTTTGTGAAATACCGTTTAAATGTAAGAAGAGACTATTGGGGCAATATCTACATAGAAAATCAAAAAGTGGGTAACATCAAAGATGTACCCACTTCCAAATAACTAAAAACGGCTCTTAAGTTTCGCTGTTAGCTCCACTCTTTCAAAATCACCCCGCAAGCCTTTGGTTTGTGGGGATTTTTGTTTTCCACAATAACTGCATTGGTAAGTAAGGGTGAATACATCTACTACCGTATCTTCAATACTAAGGCTTTCATTTATAAGGTGTAGCTTGCCTGTGCTGGGTGTTTCAACAGTTTTTAGTATGCTATCGGTAATATCAATAAAATCTAAGAACTTGAGCCCCTCAACTTTGTTTTGTCCTAAAGAGGAAAGGTCTCTTAGCTGTTCATAACACAGCTTAAAAGTGAGGGTTGCTACTGCTTCGTAGTTATCGGTGTAGGCTATTTGCCATTGCACTAATAAGGCAGGGAATATATGCGCCTCAAAAAGGTTGTCGTTATAGTCTTGCCCTGCGTAGAAGTCAATGTACTGAATGGGTACAATACCCTTGCTTCGGTATAAATCTTTAGTAGCTTCTTGCTCAAATACTTGGTGTAGTTTGTTATAAAAATCTTTCATTGCAAATCTTTGTTAAGTTCTCGGTTTACGTGCATTTCAATACGCTTCATTAGTAGTTCGCTTTCGCCTAAAAACTGGCGTTTGGGCATTGTAAGGTTCATTTTGCGATTATGGGCTCGCACGTTCACTATTTTACTACCTATAGCCCGTGTAGTAGCGTTTCCCCTGCGATTTACACTTCTTTGCCGTATCACTACTTTGCGAGTGTGAGCTTTCACCTGTGCTACTTTATTCACAGTACCTCCCTCGTTGTGCAGTTGGGCGTAGGGTACATCAGTTCCTACTACCACGTAGTAGTCGCCTGAAGTTATTTTGCGTATAGACCTTTTCAGGCGACCTGTGCGCAACAGTAATGAACCCCTATCGGGGCGTTTGCGTGCTTGCCATTTTTCGGCAGTCTTATCTATCCAATTCTTTAACCGAAATCTGTCCTTTGAGAAGTTCACAGCTATTACGCCTGCTTCATTCACCATTCGCTGTAGGAAGGTTCGTTGTGTAAGGCGTTGCAGTCGGTTGAATAAGTCGGTGTTTACTTGTAAGTCCATATTATGATAGTTCAGCGTTTCGCACTACTCTGAGGAGCATATCAGTAAAACGTTCTTCTACTTGTTGCCAAGTCAGTCCTTCGGCATTGCTCACCTTTATATCACCTTTGCTTAGTGCTTCAAAAGTAATGGTTATGTTTTTGGTTTGGGTAGCATCGCCTGTTACCTTGCTTACCTGCGAGCCTAATTGGGTATTGGCGTTCATTGTTGTTGGTGTTGCCCCCGCTGTGGCTCCTGCGGTATTGGTAAAGCTGAATGGGTTTTCGGGTTTGGTTTCTTTTTCAGGCTCTTCCTCTTTTTGTTTTTCTCCATCGGTAACTGTATTCATTGACTCCCTAAGCTCTTTGATATAGTCAGCACCTTTACCCGCTAAGCTTTCGAGACCAGGGATATTAGAAAGCAATTCTAACAATTGTTGGATAGGCTTTAGTATAGTGTCTAACAACACGAGCCCTATGCGTTTGAGTCCCTCCAAAATACCGCCATCGGTAAAGGCTTTTTTGATACTTTGCCAATGGTCGTAAATGGTTTTAATACCATTGATGAGCCAACCTATGGGACCAAGGAGGGCTAACATACCTGCACCCCATTGGTCGAATTTCTTTATTGCTACTACTACGAGAGCAATAAGTGCTGCTATGCCTGCAATAAGAAGCCCTATGGGGTTTGCGGCGAGGGCTACATTCCACGCCCATGTGGCTACAGTAACTACGCCTAATACGCCCGCAAATGTACCAAATACAGGGATAAGCCAATCTACGTTCTTGTATATCCACTCAAAAAGAGGAGTGATGTACTCAATAGCTTTGGATAGCATAGGTAGTATAGCCTCGCCTATTTTTATCATTGTGCCTTTGAGTTGGTTTTGTGCAATGCCCCATTGTTCTAAAGGGGTGAGTGAATCGGTGTAGGCTTTGCCGAGCGTACCTTGTGAATTAGCTGTTGCTTCAGTAGCTTTTTGGAGTCCTTCCATATCTTGCATAAGGGTTTGGAAGCCCATTGTGCTCATTTGGTCAAGCCCTAATTTGCCAAATTGTTCCATACGCTGTTTGTCGGATAGCCCTGCCATTTTGTCGTTGAGCATTCCTATAATTTCTACCAGAGGTTTTATCTTGCCTGTCGTGTCGTGTATATCTATACCCAATGCTTTAAAACCACTTTTCCAATTGCCACTTTTGTCCATTTGTCCTAAGGCGATACGCTCTTCAGAAAGTGAGCGGATAATACCCTGTAAGGCGGTTGTAGACTGTTCGGCACTTAGCTTTGTGGTAAGGGAGGCAAAGGCACCTGCTGTTTCGGATAGTTGGTACCCTAAGCCTTTGGCTAATGGTGTGAGCTTAGGCATATAGTTGGCTATATCTTTAAACTCGGCATTCCCCTCTTTTACGGTTGCAAACAGCACATCATACACTTTGTTAATATCCTCTCCTGACGACATCATTGTGGCAATCCCTGCACTGGCTACGGTTTCTATATCGGTGAAACCTGCTTTAGCGGCTTGCAAGGTAGGTTCAAGGGCTTGCATTGATTGGTTTACATCAAGCCCTGCCGAAATGATACGTGAGAAGGCTTTAGGAACTTCCTCCAGAGGGGCGACATTTTTAGTACCTATATCCAACAATTTATTAGATAGTTTGCCAAGTTCCTCTTTACTCAGCTCGGCAGTTACGTTAATCTCTGCCATTTGTTTGTGCCAATCATTAGCTAAGGAGGTAGCCCGCACCAGCCCTGTACCTACCGCTACTATGCTTGCCCCCAAGAGCACCCATTTGTTGGAGAGGGTATCCATAAGATTGCCGAGCATTGGTATTTGGTTAGTAAAATCGCGGTAGCTGTCGCGCATTTGCTGTACGTGCTGGCGAAAGCGGTTCGACATTTGGGTAAGTCCGTTGTTAAACAAGCGTTGGCTTAAATCAATAAGTAGGGTTAATTTTGATGTTGTTGCCATTGTTATTTTGTTATTTCAAAAATTGTTTATACTTTTGCGGTACAATATTAGGGACTCAGAGACTTGCATTAATAACGCTACCTTCGGGATGCGGGAATAGAGACGGCTCTGCAAAGGGTTTACACGGTCTAAGTTTTTGAGTTCTTATTTTATTTTTAGCCCTTTGCGAATAAATTTCTCGGGGGCTTTCATACTGTACCACGTGTTAATGGTAAGTGATTGTTGTTCTGTATTCAAGTCGCAATCTACTATAAGTACTCTATCTTGATAGAACTTGATGTAACGTGGTTGGAACTTCTTAGCATCACCTTTATAATCAAAATACCATACCTCATCGGGATTCTTTAAAATCTCCTTAACAAAAGGGAATAGCTGGTGTCTTAGCTCATTTTCATTAAGGTATTTCCCTTGTGTATGGGTATCAAAAACACTCTTCTGCAAGGTGAGTTTTCTGCCTAAATAGTCTTCAAAGCCCATATAGGTATTTTTCTCAAAAGGTTTAAATAGCTCGTGGAGGTTTTTCTCGGTAATGGTGTTATCCAATTTAAGAGGTTTTAAATGCTGTTTAAACGCTTCCCAAGAGGGTAGTCCATATTTATCAAAAGTCATTTCGTTGAGTTTTTTGGGTAGTCCCTTAGTATCACTGTAAAACTGCTGTTTGGTAAACACCTGCTTGAGGTCGCCACGATTGATTTCAAACTGAGAACCTTTGTATTTATTATCTGTACCCTCCAGCATTATTTTAGCTTCTCTGCCCTTGGTTACTTTGCCTTTTTGGTCGCCCAACACTTGCACCATTTCGCAACGGCAGCCATAGCCGTTAGGCGGATACAAATCCATTGCTTCCTTATCGGATAGGTTGAATATTTTGCCGTTGAGCACTTTGTGTGCCTCACGCACTTTGTCGTCGCCTGCGGTTTGGTATTTTACAAAAGAGGTAACGGTGTCTTTCTCTGCCATAAAGCGCAAGTACTGAGCGGAGTTTTGCCCTACGGCTATAGATAGGTTGTACTCAGCTTCTAACCATTTTTTATTGAACTTCTCTACCTCTTTTTGGCACAACTCTTTAAAGTCGCTAAAGGAGCGTATTTGGTTATTTTCGTCTACTAATAGCTTTTTCATTGAAGCAAGGCGGCTTTCGGTTTTGCCTGCTGCAAACTCAAAGAGGTTGTACTCCATTAGCTGTAGGCACAGTTGGTCTGGACCCGTATAGGGGCTAATGGTAGGAAAGTTGTCGCGCAATGCCTCACTAAGGGCAACACCTTCAGCAACTACCATTTGGGCGTATTCGGGCAAGGTGTCTTTTTTGTGATACACTTTGCTTATCAGCTTATCGGTGAGTTTTGCCAGTACGGTGCGTATGGTTTTGCCAAGTGAAGCCGTATGTTGCCCGCAGGTACAGCTAAAGGGATAGCGTTCGCCCTCGTCTGCTCCCCTTAATGAAGCGGTAATTTCATTAAGGGACTGGGGCTTTCCCTCGCTCTCAATAGGTATGTTAAAGGTTTTGGAAATCCATTCGGTTTCTACTTGGTAGCCATTAGCAATGAGCCCATTAGTGATATTCCACATCTCAGATAGGTTTATTTCCTGCTCGGCTGTTTTGAACTCAAAGAATACCTCGTCCGATAGCTTGTAACCTTGCAGGCGCAATAAGGGGATGAGTTGGTCATTTACCACAAACTGAATAAAACGTTTGTCTGCTTGGGCTATTTTAAAGTCGAGCGAACGTTCGTGTACTTCGGTTTGGCTTCGGTTCGTACCTTGGTCGGACAGCATTGTTGAGCCTACTAACTGTTTGCTTATCTCATTGGTGTTGGCTTGCATAAACTGCATATACACGTTGTAGGCATCGGTGCGATTAGCTTCTTGGAAGTTGATACTGGTGCCTTGTGGGAAGGTAGCCACGCCTGCTTCGCCTAAGTCTAATAGCATTTGGTTTACCTTGTCCACTACATCGCTGTTGGTAGAATTAGAAGTAGCGGTAATGAGGGGCATACCGAATTTTTCGCAGAACTCTGCCCACGATTGCGCTACATTGCGTTTCCATATTAGGTTGGGAACAATGTTATTGATGAGCCCTAAATCGTCGGATTTACCTATTTGCAGCAGCCAAGGAGCGTAGTACTCGTCTCGGTAGTTGA